CCCGTCAGGTCGGGAAAGCTGGTCGGAGTAACCCACTCCCGTGTTGTGGCATCGACGTCTAGGATGGTCATGAAGCCCATCGTGCGGTCGTCTTGTTTATCAATCGCCACTGGTCAGAGTTCCTTTACCTGTCGTCAGGCGGTTATCGTTCAGCTTGCCGTGCTCTTTTGCATCTAGCACGATATTGCAACAAGACATGACATGGGCGAGGTGCGAGATGCCACTTTCGGGATCGATGTCTTCCCCAGCAAACCAAGCCATCAGATGGCGCTGGGCTGCATCGTAGTAGACTGTGGCAGAGACGGCGTGGTCGCGCCAGTTAAAGCGCCCATACTTGGCAGCGCCGCCCGTAAACACCCTGCCCATCTCCTGTATGCCAACAGTTGGGGTGTCACTTAGCTTCGTCTTTGCCTCGCCAAGGGCCGTCTTCGGGTTGTCGTCGGGGTAGCCAGACATATACACGATCTCCTCGTCTTCCCATTCCTGTTGGGCGTTCCACTTGTTCCACTCCTCCTCAGAAACCGTGATCACCCGTGTTGGGAAAGTCTCCGTCCCAAAGGTGATTTCATCAGATTTGGTATCGGTACTTTCGATTGGACTCGACGACATGGAGGTTCTCCTTTGTTCTTGTGACACCTGTATACCAAACACGGCTTTCGCTGTCTTGGTCTTGCGATAGGGCGCAGTTGCGGGTCGAGTCGGTCAGCAGCATGATGTTGTCATCTTCCCCGCCCTTCATGGAATGGATCGTAGCAATCTTGATCCTTGGGTCTTCGGTCAGCTTGACGCCTTCGCGCAGCAAGGACCGGATGTAGATTTCCTCGTCTTCGCTAAGGTCAAACACCTCGACCCCGCCGCCGTTGATCAGAAGGCCGTAGTCGCGCTGCAGCAGTTCCAATGAATAGCGCCCCTCTGGATCGCCCGTATCGAGTGCCGCCATTGCTCCAGACGTCAGCGCCTTGTGTTTACCTATCTTAGGCAGTCGCTTCATCAGGGCCTTCACTTCGTCCTTGGTCAGCATCTCGCCCTTCAAGAGCCGGAACCAAGCGTCGATGCCTTGGGATAATGGTAACGATACGCTGCGCACGTTACCACGTTGGAAGAAAACCCCGTCCTCACGTAAACTTTTTGCCAATTCGTTAACTTGGAAGTTCGTTCTAGCCATAATGGTCCACGAACCTTGGTCCAATGGAACAGTGCGGCGGTCCATGTGGAAGGACACGCTGCCCTCATGTTCTGTGGGCATCCAAAGTTTGGGCTGTCTGATGTGTATCCGCTGCACCACAGAGTTTGCTAGGGCGTGGACTTTTTGGGGAATACGGAAGCTTTGGTTCAGTATCTGCTTGTCATCAGACGAGCCCAGAAACAGCTTGATGTCCACGCCAGCCCACGTGTGGATGGCCTGATCATCGTCTCCGGCAAAGTAGGTTTCCTTGGCGGTCTCCATCAGACGGCGGACCACGGCCCACTGCAGCGGCGTCAGGTCCTGCGCTTCGTCCACGATCAGCAGTTCCAGCCGTGGTGTCTCTCCAATTTGAAGGAACTTTATCAGCATATCGGTGAAGTCTAGCTTGCCGTTGGCAGCTTTGTAGTTTTCCCACGTGCCCACCATCTGCAGCAATGCAGGGTAGGACATGTCGTAGTCGGCTGATTCCTTGAACTCCTGCTCAAGCGAGACCATGCGCAGACGGGACCTGTCGTAGATGCGCAGATAGTCGTCGTCAAAGACTTCTCCGGGCATGACCCAATCGTCTTCGGGATCGATGGTCCGGCCTTCCCTGAAGCTTAGATGCAAGATGCGCCCCAGCGCGGCGTAGTCTTCGGCGTTGGCTACGTCGTTTCGGGTCAGCCCCAGCGCCCTGAAGCACAGAGAGTGCAGGGTTCGCATGAAGGGCATGTCCTTCTTGGTAAGGCCAAACTCTTTGCCAACCCGCAGCATCGCCTCATCAACGGCCTTGTTTGTGAAGGACGAAAACCCAATCCGGTCGGGATGAATGCCACGCTGCAGGGCTTCGCGTATCTTCCCAATCAGGAAGTACGTCTTGCCGCACCCCGGCGGACCAAAGATAAGCCTAGACGTCAAGGATCTTCTCCCGTGGCAGGGTCTCGATATAGGCCTGAACCTCATCGGAGCGCCAGCGGGCCGCTGACCCACGCTTGTCGGCAGGGCCCACGACAACGGATGCCGGAAAACCATCGCGGCCAATCATGCGGTAGACGCTGGAGCGAGACAGGTTGAAGATCCGCTGCAGGTCTTTGACGTTGTGAAGAATGATTTCAGAATGGGACATCGGACTGTACTTCCTTTGGAGGCATTGAAACCTCATCGTTAGAGAACTGGGGGACCCACCACACGCGAACTGTGGACCATCCCCCATCGGACTTCTTGATGCTCTTGTGACCATCGCAATCGGCATCGTTGTTCATGGACTTCAGGATTTGCTGCACCTGTGGCTTGGTCAGAAGGCTGAAGTTACGCTGTCGCAAGAACTCGAACAGGCCACCCATCGTAAACATCGTGCGGCCTATGACCTCGTCTGTCCAAGGCTTGCCCATGCTCAATTCTTCTGGGTCCTTGGCTCTGATCCGGCTGGTGCAATAGGTCTTGAGCAGATCGACGAACTGGCCTCTTGTGGTCAATTCTTCGGGCACAGGGACCTGTGTGGCGTTGCGCAACATGTCGTTGACCATCGCCACCCAATCGGGGTCCTTGAGGCGCTGTGGGGCAAACAGGAGTTGCTCCATGCAAGCTTCTTGGAACAGGCTCTGGTGCTGCAGTTGCTTGATCGTGATCTCCAACCGCTTGCCATCGACGTCCAAGAACAACAGCTTCGGGTCCGACATCAGGATGGTCAGGCCACCTATGTTGGGCAGGTCGGCTGTCTTGCTGCCAATGCCATACTTCAGCTTGCGACAGGCCTTCTTGTCGCAGTAGGCGGCGATGGCGGGCTCGTTGCACTTGTAGCCATACTCTTTCTTGTCGTGCGACCGCATGACTGTGCCGGACAGTTCCTGTGAGGGCAGCGGCGGGGAAAACTCCCGTGCGTTGAACTCCTCGACCATCGGCTTCCAACTATCGATGTCCTTCTTCTTGGAAAAAACGCAGTACTGGAACGCCCAGTGGTTGCGCTCTGACGTAATCGGGCCTTCGCGCAGCTTGTTGCGGATGCAGGGCGGCAATTCCTTCAGCCAGCCGCGCTCTGGGGCGTCTTCCTGTGCAACATCCTCATCGACGTATGTCAGGAACTCCATGGCCGATAGATCGACCCTGCTGGCCTCTACGGCATCAAGAAATTCTTCTAGGGTCATGGCCTCGCCAGCGTCATTAAACGCATAGCGGAGCGTATTTTCCGCGTCAAAATAGGGAAGGTTGATGAAGTTGCCGACATCGCCCTTCTCGATCAGGATCGAGTCCTGCTTCGGGAAGATTTCTGCCTTGGCGTAGCCCAGCGCAGACGCCATCTCCCCTAGGTATTCACGCAGTAGACGGGCTTCCACCCAATCGGACAGGAAGACAAACAGGTGGGCCCCGCCTGACTTAGACCGACACGGGATGACGGGGAGCCGATACTTGCGAACCTTCGCAATCAGACCCGCATGGTCCAGATCGTACTGGTCGATGTCGATTGCACCAAACTTGGCACGGTTCTCGCGGGTAATCGGGATGGCCCCGATGCCCTGCTTTCCGCCTAAGTGGCTTGCGATGATGCCCTCGGTCAGCGGCCCTCGGACCACGAAACTCTTGGCTTCAGCTTTCCCATCCTTGGTTCGACGCGCACTTGTGACAGTCGTTTGCCCGTGGCCTTCTTCCGATCCGGCGAAGGCTTCAAGAAATCTTTGTTCGTTTGACATTGCCTTCCCTTCAGATCAATGGCGGCGGGACCGAAGCCCCGCCGTAAGTAGTTGATCTTAAAAGGGAATTTCGTCGTTACGCACACCGCCACGGTTGGGATTGCCCGACCCGTTGCTGGAGTTCGAGCCACGATCAGGGTCAGCCGCTGCCTTGATTGCACCAGCGGAGACGCTCTCACGCAAGGACTTTGCGTCTTGGAACAGTTCACGTGACTGCACCAATCCAACCCTGTCCACAGTCCAGTTGGCCCACGAACCTTGGTCATTGCTCTCTTCGACCACCGCAAGCTTCCACATGGTGGCGTAGAGGGCTGGCGTCAGCATACGACCATCGGGCGACTTGACCTTCTGCATCGCAATCTGGGTCTTCCAACGGCGCGACACCTTCAAGGACGTGGACTTCATGTCGATGATGGCGGGCTGATAAGAGCCGTCTTCGTCCAGAACGAGGCAGAAGTGGTGGTCGCTCTTCACAAGTTCATTGCCGTTGGGCAAAAGTTCCTTGGACCCATCGCGGCGGGTGCTTTGTAGGTCGGGGTCGGACGCATGACGTTCACCCTTAAACCCGCCGCCCTGTGACCTTGGCACGAACTCCAGATACTTCGTCTCTTGGTAGACGGGAATGACAGTGATGCCGACTTCCCCTGCCCAGAACTGGTTCGTGACAGTGTTGAAGATATCCCCAGCGGATGCGCCCTTGATGAACTCAGGCTTGTTCTTGTTCAACTGGGGCGACAGGGCTTGCAGCACCCGAATGAACGGGATCTGCATCTCTGAGGAGTCGTAATGTGCGCCATCCCCAGCGGTTTCGAAAATATCGTCAAGGACGTCTGTGGAAACCTCGGTCGAGGCCTTCTTAGCAACTGCGGTTGTCATTTACTTTCTCCGGATTTCTGCTGTGTTCAGGACGTATGCGCCGAACATATCGAGGTTGATGGACGTGCCCTTTTCCATTTGCTCACGGATAAAGGCTTTCAGGGTCATCGGGTGCACGTGGATCTTGTGCTGCGGGTCGTAACCCTGCTTCTCTAGGTCGGCAATGAGGTTTTTGACCACATTGTCTTTACCTTTCCCAAAGGTCAGCGTCACATCGTTCTTGATGATGTCTTCGTTCCCACTCGAACGAAGCCAGCCAAAGGCTTCCTCACGACGATCTTCAGGGATCGAGGCGTGGATGATTGGCTTGATCGTTACCGTCATGCCGTACACGTCGATCCGCTCAGTGCCCATCTCGGCCATCAGGCTCGGGATCAGTTCCGTGGACAAGCGGTGCTTCTCGGACTTCAGCACCTTCAGGTGCTCTTCGCTGTCGGCAATCTGCTCCTCGATGCGGCGCAGGGTCTTAACCAAGTCGGACAGCGTCTTCATGACGTCTTTGTCTAAGGACGATAGCGCTGCCGCCTCGTCGAAGATTTCAGACATGGATAGTTGCGTCTCACTCATAAAGTATCTCCTCTTCAGGGTTGTTTACAGTTGACAAGTAACTTATGTCTCCCGTACAACCACATATAAGGAGGTGACACATGTATGTCAACCATGAAACGTCATTGGAAAATTATTCTTTCAAGACGTCCCCGTATGAGCATCAACGCGAGGCGTTGCGCCGTGGTGCGTATCGCCCAGCTTATGGCTATCTGATGGAAATGGGAACAGGAAAATCGAAGACCCTGCTCGACAATATCGGGATGCTGTACCTGTCGGGGCACGTGGACTTCGCCATTCTTTTTGCCCCTAAAGGTGTATACCGCAATTGGGTGTCAAAGGAAATCCCAGAGCACTTCACCGACAGCATTCCGCACCGCACGATCCGCTGGGTTAGTTCGCCTAACGCCACACAACTGAAAGAAATTCGGTCCGTTGCCACGCCTTTCGAGGGGGTGACATTTTTTGTCATGAACATCGAAGCCCTGTCCACAGTCAAAGGCGTCGAAGCCCTGACGTGGCTTGGCAAGAAGTTCGGAGCCAACGGCCTGATTGGTGTGGACGAATCGACCACGATCAAGAACATGAAGGCCAAGCGGACCAAGAACCTCATTAAGGCGGGCGCATATTTTGCATACCGCCGCATATTGACGGGGTCGCCTGTGACCAAAGCGCCGCTGGATATCTTTGCTCAAGCGGAGTTCCTTGGACCTCGGCTCTTGGGATGCTCCAGCTACTTCGCCTTCCAAAGCCGCTATGCCATCACGCAGAAGCGCCAGATGGGGGCCCACAGCTTCGAACAGGTGGTGGGATACCGCAACCTTGACGAGTTGTCGGGTCTGATCTCCCAGTTCAGCTATCGGGTACTGAAGAAGGACTGCCTCGATCTGCCGGAGAAAATATTCACGACTAGGGATGTCGAACTTACGCCAGAACAGGCAAAAATGTATGATGAGATTCGACACGAGGGCTTAACCCTATTAAAGGGTGGGGAACTGGTTTCGACAACATCTATTATTGCGCAAATGTTGCGGTTGCAACAAGTGCTGTCGGGACACCTTAAGACAGATGAGGGTGAGTTGGTGGAATTCCCCACCAATCGTCTGGAGGAGCTGGTCTCGATCTGCCAAGAAGCCAGTGGGAAGGTCATCGTCTGGTCGCGCTTCCGGCACGACATCCGGCAGATCACCAAACGGCTGAACGAAGAGTTTGGGGCAGGGTCGGCTGCGTCCTACTATGGCGACACGTCAGACGATGAGCGGTTGCGCATAGTGCAGGACTTCCAAAAGCCTGACAATCCCCTTCGGTTCTTTATTGGCAACGCCGCGACAGCGGGCTACGGGATCACGCTCACTGCGGCCAATACTGTGGTTTACTATGCAAACGATTTCTCACTTGAGCATAGACTTCAATCACAGGATCGTGTACATAGGATAGGCCAGAAGAGTGCCGTTACGTATGTTGATCTTATAACTCCCGGAACGATAGACGAACGGATTGTTCAGGCTTTGCGCAACAAGATCGATCTTGGCGCAAAAACCCTTGGCGAGGAGGCCATGAAATGGCTGGAACTAAGTCCAAAGAAATCGAAGTAGCCCAGTTGGGTGAGGCGTTGTCGTATGAACCGGATACAGGGCTATTCACTTGGAGGGTAAGGCCTGTAAGCCACTTTCAAGGAACGGAAAAGAGAGATGCGGTGGGTTGCGCCAACAACTGGAATTCTCGCTGGGCTGGGAAGCCCGCTCTGACACATCTGGGATCACACGGGTACTTTTGTGGTAAGGTTTTTAAGTCGGGCGTTCTTGCGCACCGTTGCGCCTACGCCCTTATGACTGGGTCTTGGCCCATGCTCTGGATGGACCACATCAGTGGGATCCGAACAGACAATCGGTGGTCAAACTTGCGGCCTTGCGACAGAAATCAAAGCGTTCGAAATAGGGGTTCGTTTGGAAATACCTGTGAATATGTTGGAGTTTCTTGGAACAAGAAACTTCAAGGGTACGTTGGTAGAGTGTATCATGAAGGAAAATCACATCACTGTGGGTTCTCGTCAAATGATCCGGAAAAAGTTGCAAGGCGCAGAGATGACAAAGCCCGAGAACTCTTCGGGGACTTTGCCAGACTCAACTTCCCATAAGAAAAACCAAGTAGACAGCGAGGCCGTTGTCCGGCTGTTTGTCGAATCCGTCCGGCAGAAGCGCAAGAGGCAAACTCCGGGGGTCAAGCGCACCCGCAGCGGTATAGTCTCTAAGCTATGTCAGGAGGTCGGGATCACACGGGCCATGGCCTTGTTTATGCTGAAAGATATGCATCAGTATAAGATCAAGGACATCGAGCCCAAGTATCTGCGGGACACCAAAAAGAAGCCTCAGTTGCGCTGAGGACCCAAGATTTGTGCATGGGCTTCTTTGATCAGGAGGGCCACTTCCCGCGCCAGTGACCTGTCATCAAAGTCGGCCAGTTCGCGCAACTTGTCGTAGACGTCAATAGGAACGGCAACGGTCCTAAATTGTATGTTCTTGGTCCTTGGCACTTGGTCTCTCCTGATCGTTCATGAACGTCTATAGCAGGGAGACAAGTAGGAAGCAACTGGGTTGAATGTGGGGGTTATCTGCACCCTGAACGCGCCGCCTGTGTCAGTCTTCTACAGGGCGGCTGTTGAACTCGTCAAGCGCATCTGCGGCCTTGCGCATCAGGTCGGGGTTGTCCCGAAAGCCGCTCAGGCCCCTGTTGCAGTGTGTGCATAGAATAAATCGGGCTGTATTGGTTTTGTGGCAGTGGTCAAGCTGCCAGCCCTTCTTATGGTGTGGGCTATCGGACCCGCATATGGCGCAGACGCGCCCTTGATTATCGAACATCTTTTCCCATTGCTTCTTGGTGAAACCTAGCCCCTTGGCGCGTTTCTTGAAATTGTTTTCCTCGCGCCAAGCAGGGTCTTCCGCAGCCTTCTTGCGTTTGGCTTCCCTGCCACGCGCCAAGACAAGTTCGCGGTTCTTCATGGCATACTTTATGGATGCCGCCCGCCATATGGCTCTCTGCTTTTCGTCAGCCATCGATGTTCGGGGAGATTGGTGAGGGGCGATTGGGGAAATAGGCCGTAGCGCAGTCTAATTTCTGACCAAAACAAAAACACCCGTTGCCGTTTGCTAAATGTTTCACGCCCCTCACAGCCCTTTTATCAACGGGCTATGCTTGGTTCAAGGCCCTATGTCCTTAATAATACCATAAAAATCCGGCTAAGTCGTGCACTTATTCTTCTCCTTGTATGCCGCCAGTGCGTCCGCGACCCTCTGTCGGGTGTAGTCCGTGCCGTGGTTAAGCACCTTCCATAGATAGGTCCGCCCAAGGCCAAGCTCCTTGCTTGCTGCCGCAATAGACCGAAAGGTCACCCCATCTAGGGTGATGGGCTTCTTGAAATTCTTCCCCATGCCAATGGAATCCGTGTCTCCACGATGCAGCGCGGAATAGACAGCCGCTATGGTCACGTTGTGCGCTTCCGCTGCTGCCTTGACTGTGGGGTATACTACCCCACGTATCCTAATCAGCATTCTTCGCCTCACTTTGTATGTAAATAAAGTCGATGTGCTCTTCGACCTTGTCCCACGCTTCTTGGATGGCGGGGGTGCCTTCGCTTCGAATGGCTTTGCGAAGCGCGTTGATTTGATTGAACATCTTGATGATGGTTCGGTTTCCGTATCGGGCGGTCATTCTTTCTCCGCATCTGCCAGTAACTCTGGATCGTTGATGTGATCATACAGTTCCTCTGCATCCACCCCTGTTGACAGTAGGTAGCGAATGATGTCGCGGATGGTATGATCATCATCAAAGCTGATGTAAGTGACGCCATCATCGTCTTCGGTTTCAATTGGCTTGCGCCGGACTTCACTCATGGCTCATACAACTCCGTTTTGTTAGCGTCCCACACCGCCTCAAACTCAGCGCCCAAAGGTTCAGTCTCCAGTTCAGCCAGCGCACGGGTCGGCACAGCGGGCAGGGCGCTGATAACATTGCGTAGACTTAGTTGCATTTCAGTTGGCGGATTGTCTTCGCGCAATACACAGGCATTCAGCGCATCATCGCGCTTGATCAGATCGTCACTCATTTCTGTTTCTCCACATATTCCACGGCGATGCGGACTGCTGTTCCGCTACCACCAGCACAAGACTTTGCTAATTCTTCTGAAGGGTAGCCATAGCAATTACCATTATGATGCTCATTCACCCAGATCGTCTTGGG